CCTGAAACACAAGAAAAATTATTAGGTATTCAATCTATATATTCATTAGCGTATCCAAAGGATAAAAAGGAGCAATTAAACATTAAAAAAGAAGATATAGCTGCGGCTGAAAAGAATCTTAATGATACAATTGATTGGGCGATAAAAAATAACATAATTACGCAGGAAGAGGCTGATAAGATAAGATTAATTGGACAAAAACAGGCATCTAACACTTTGAATGGAAAATTGAAAAATGTTGCAATGTGTGAAGGAGCTGATAGAGAAGCATTTGAGCAAGCAGTTTTATTACATCATACAATGTTACATTTAACTGCGGTGATTAATAATAGAGATATGTTGTATACCCGATTCAGTAATTTCAATGAAGAGGTATCACAAAATAAGGAAGGTGTTGTTACTAAAGTTAGAGATGATATAGCCGATGGTGTAAGTAAACCTTGTTTTATGAATCCACATCATAACCCTGGATTTGATACATCTGACCCCGATGAAAATGATTGTGTAACTGCTGCACCAACTAATCAAAATCCATCTCACATCGAATCGGAGCCTCCAAAGAATTTATTAAAGTAAATAATTTGGATAATTGAGTATTTTTTCGTATATTTGTAAAAACACAATATACAATGGAAGATATTAAATTAGAAGAAAATGCAGTAACCTTTTGTGAGAGAGTTTATCCACAAACAACCGAAGAATTTAAGAAAATTTTAGATGAGATGTATGTTACCTTTTGTAAAAAACAAAGGAACTATGGGCCTGGTAACATTTCAGTAGGAACTGCATTGGAAACAAAAGATGATATAAAACTTTCACTTACTGGTCTTTGGTTTAGAATCAATGACAAAGTTCAAAGATTAAAACAATTAGTTGTATTGGGGCAGCCCGATGAAGTAGGAGAATCTATTCAGGATACATACGAAGACCTTTCAGTATATGGTGTAATTGCACAATTAGTACAAAGAGGTAAATGGGCTAAATAATGAAAGTAACTTTATGTGAAGTATGGGGGCAAATATATTTTCTTCCATACATTAAAATGACTCATACACGAACACTTAATGGTAACTTAGAGCTTATCATTGGGTATTTAAAGTGGGAAGTAGTAATTGGAGTATGAATTGGACGGAATACTTTATCAATATAGCACAACAGGTAAAATTAAAATCTAAAGACCAAAAGACTCAGATTGGAGTTGTAATTGTTGGTAAAGATAATGAAATAGTATCTACTGGCTATAATTCTTTTCCTCGCGGATTGAATGATGAAATTCAAATGAGGCAGGAAAGACCTGAAAAGTATTATTGGTTTGAACACGCTGAAAGAAATGCCATTTACAACGCAGCCCGAATAGGAGTATCCACATTAGGAACTACAATGTATATGACTTGTGATATGAGTTGTGCAGATTGTGCAAGAGGTATCATAAATGCGGGTATTAAAAAAGTAGTGTTTAGTAAGAGTAATAAAGAGTGGCCTGAGATATGGAAAGAATCGGCAAAGCGAAGTGAGCAGATGTTCAGAGAAGCCGGTATTGAAGTGGAATATTTTGACTTGTAAATTCTAAAAATAAATTTTCGTTTTTATATATTTGTATATATTTATAGGTGAAATTCCACATCTCCATCTTATATGACACGCTTGTTACAAAAATTCCTCAATTGGGTTTTTCCTTTTAAAGAAGGTGAATTCCCTGCAACCCCTCAAGGTTTTAATGCCGCTAAAAAATGGGCTCAATCTCAACCTCACTCTTACTCCGAAAACCTTACCTTATGGGAAGAGGTTTATGATAACCACATGGATGGTTATTGGGTATTGGCTAAAATTAATGAACAAAAAAGATTAGCCGATAAATACAAAGGGGTAAAAGAGAATCGTAAAAATACGAAAAAATATTCTCTAAAAAAATCTTAAAAACATTTGGAACTTAGAAAGATATTTCATATATTTGTTCTAAGTTTTTGATTTACGAATATTTATATTTGTAAACACATAAACTTAAATTTTAAACTTTAAAAACTATAAATTATGTCAACGAACATTGATGCAATCAGAGCTCGCCTTAACAAATTGCAAGGCACTCAAAAGACAGCCGACAGTCTATGGAAACCTTCAGTCGGAAAACACCAATTACGTTTAGTACCTTACAAATTCAACAAGGAAATTCCTTTTATTGAATTGTATTTTCACTACAACATCAACAACAAATCCTATCTTTCTCCAGCTTCATTCGGAAGACCTGACCCAATTGTAGAGTTTGCAGATAAACTTAAGAGAATGGGTGGTAAAGAAGATTATCGCGAAGCTAAGAAAATGGAGCCAAAATTAAGAACTTTTGTACCGGTAATCGTAAGAGGATTGGAGCATGAAGGAGTTAAGTTTTGGGGATTCGGTAAAACCGTTTATCAAGAATTATTAGGCTATTTTGCAGACCCTGATTATGGTGATTTATCTCATCCATTAAATGGTAGAGATATTGTAGTAGATTATACTGCACCAGAAGGTGGGGCATCCTATCCAACGACAACCATTAGAGTAAAACCTAACTCTACTAAATTGCATGATGAAGATGCTAAAATCAGAGAGTTGTTGGAAAATCAAAAAGATATCACATCTATTTATTCTGAATTATCTTACGATGAGTTAAAGAAAATTTTGGAAAATTGGTTGAGTGGAAACACAACTGATGATACTGAAACATCTGCAACTCAAGAAACCGTTGTTGCTAAATCTGAACAATCAGTAGCTGATTCGTTTGATTTTGATTCTAAGCCACATCAATTAGATGATGTAGTGGAATCACCAAAAGCAAAGACAACTACATCTGAACTACCTTGGGATGATGAAAAACCAGCGGTAGCTAAAACTACTCAACAGGTAGCAGATGCATTCGAAGATTTATTCAAATAATATAGATTATGGCAAAAACCGATTTAGCAGACATCCTGGTCGATAGTCTGAATAAAAAACAAAAAGACCAGAAAATCGCTTTCTATTTAGATGATGATTCCGAAGGGGCTCCAACCAATGTGAATGGTTGGATTTCCACCGGAGCTGCTATGTTAGATGTTGCTATCTCTAACCGACCTTATGGTGGAATTCCTGTTGGTAGAATTACCGAAGTGACAGGTTTGGAGCAAAGTGGTAAATCACTTTTATCGGCTCACCTTTTGGCAGAAACACAAAAGCAAGGTGGTATCGCAGTATTGATTGATACTGAAACTGCGGTAAGTAGAGAATTCTTCGATGCAATTGGAGTAGATGTATCAAAACTATTGTATGTAAACGTAGATACAGTAGAAGATATTTTTGAAACGATTGAAACTATCATCGAGAAGGTTAGAGAAAAAGATGCACAAAAATTGGTAACAATTGTTGTGGATTCAGTAGCAGCGGCTTCTACCAAAAAAGAAATCGAATCGGATTACGATAAAGATGGTTATGCAACTGATAAGGCAATTATCATTTCAAAGGCAATGCGAAAAATTACCAATACAATTGGTAGACAGCGAATTGCCGTTATCTTTACAAATCAATTGAGACAGAAGTTAGGTGTAATGTTTGGTGACCCTTGGACAACAAGTGGTGGTAAAGCATTGGCATTCCACGCATCAGTTAGATTGAGATTAAAGAATGTTGGTCAAATTAAAATGAAAGTTGGCGGACAGGATAAGATAGTTGGTATATCGGTAAGAGCACAAGTTGTTAAAAACCGATTAGGCCCACCACTTCGCTCAGCTGATTTTGAAATCTATTTTGATAGAGGAATAGATAACTATGGTAGTTGGCTAACCGTAATGAAAGAAAACAAATTAGTAAAACAAGGTGGAGCTTGGTATGAATACACCGATACTGATACCGGTGAGATTATCAAATTCCAATCCAAAGACTTCATTAAAATGATGGTAGAAAAAGAAGATTTGCGAGAACAAATCTATAAAAAGATTTGCGAACTTACAATTCTTCAATACAAAAAAGATACCTATGATATTGAGGCTATGGAAGTAGATACTAATTTACCAAATGAGGTAGAATAAATGAGTAACATTTGGGTATTTGGTGATTCATACTCAACATATAATTGTGAAAGGCAAACCAAAAGTAGAGATACTGAGGGTTGCCTTTCAATTTATAGTGAGTTGGAAAAATATTTGGGATACTCTCAGCAAAATTTCGCAATATCTGGAATTTCAAATGAGCAGATATTTTCTAATCTTCTTAGTAAATTACACAAATTCAAAAAAGGAAATATAGTATTTCTTCAATTATCTTTTTTAGATAGGGTTGGTTATTTAAGAGAAACTTCTCAGAAAAATTTTAATGAAAGGGAAAGTGAATTATTGTCAATAGGAAATAGGTTCTATCAACATCCACAATATTATTATGAAAATGATAATAATCTTACTGAGTTTCAAAAAGAATCTATATTAAATTTTTTAAAAAGCAACCAATTAAATCTTTTGAATTTTTATTTTAAGTTTTTTACCAACTTAAAATTTATTGATAAATTTTTTGAAGAAAATGACATTCTTTTTAAATTAATACTATTAGAAGACCAGCAAATGGATTGGAATGGCGAGAGAATAAGTTTATTATCATTAGTGAAAGATTTAAATTTTGATACATCGATATTTAAAATTTCCGATAGATATTTTATTAAATCTCAGGAATATTATAAAGAAGAAAATTCAGATTACGATTATCATCATTTTTCCATATCAACAATTCAAAAATATGGAGAGGAAATAAAAAAAAGTTTTGTAAATGAATTCAAAATATAAAAGTTTACTTAAGGAAATAGATTTAGAACATTCAACATTAAGAACCCGTAATTCAAAGGTTTTATTTGTAGATGGTCTTAATACATTCTTTCGCTGTTGGAGTACAAATCCTACAATGAATGAAGATGGTGAGCATGTTGGTGGGGTAGTTGGATTTCTTAAATCATTAGGAATGGTTATTAGAAATGAAAATCCAACCAGAGTAGTAGTAGTTTTTGATGGGAAGGGTGGTTCTCAAAAGAGAAGGCAAACTTTTTCAAATTATAAAGCTGATAGGAAAGTAAAATTTAGAGTAAATCGTCAATATGATGATTTAATGAGTGAGGAGGATGAGCAGATAAGTTTAAAAAGGCAAATTAGTTGGTTAGGTAATATACTAAGTATTTTACCAATTACAACTATGGTTTATGATAATATTGAAGCAGATGATGTAATTGGTTATCTATCTAAACAGGTAATTACTGAAGACGAAAATGGATTAATACTTTCATCTGATAAAGATTTTCTTCAATTAGTTTCAGATAATGTACAAGTTTGGAATCCTCTTAAAAAAGAAAAGATTACAAAAGAAAGATTAATTGAATTATATGGAATTCATCCTGAAAACTTTATATGGTATAGAGTTTTAGATGGTGATAAATCTGATAACATAGATGGTGTAAAAGGGTGTGGTCTAAAAACACTTCAGAAAAGACTACCCTTATTTGAGGGTGATAGAAGAGTAACCATAGATGAATTGTTGAATGCAGCTGAAGCAGAAAAAGATAAGTATAAAGTTTTTCAAACAATAATAGATAGTAGAAACATTATTGAAAGAAACTTTGATTTAATGCAATTAGATAATCCTGATATAAGTGGTACAACTAAACTTAAAATAGTTGAAAGATTTAGGGAAGAAGTTGAGCCTTTAGATAAAATGAAATTTATTGGTTTAGGAATGAGATATAAGATTTTACAAAATTGGACAGATGTAAATGATTGGTTAAGAAGTTCATTTGGAAATCTTATTTTAAAATAAATAATGAATGAGATCGTTATGGGTATTTGGTGATAGTTTTAGCGAAGATATTTATTTACTTCCTACTGATACTGATAGAATACTTTATTCAAAAAAATTTCTTAAAAAGAGAAGTTATAAAATTTGGTCTGAATTAGTTGCTAGTAAATTGGGATATCAATATAAAAATTACGCAGCATTAAATTCCTTAAATAAAAAGTTTATAAAATCTGGTAATACAAACGATGATTGTTTAAACGCACTATCATACTTTTCAAACAAATTTGAAAAAGATGATGTGGTATTCATAGGTATTACTGATACATCCAGATATAAATTACCACCTCTTAAGAAGGGATATAAGGATAACCCTATACATCCTCAAATAATTGCAAATGATTCTTTTATAGATAAATTTATTGATACAACTACTCTCTATAAATTATGCATTTTAAGAGGCGAAAGAGTTGATTATTATATGGAAGAATTTATGATTAGACTAAATCCGATAATCAAACTAAGTGAGCTAATTGGATTTCAGGTTTTCATTTGGTCATGGGTTGATGAAATAAATAAAATTATTTTTCAAAATGATTTTTTGCATAAAAAAAATTGGGTATTCTTAAATGACGAAAAATTTAAAAATTACAATTTTTCATATTATAATTTTTTAAAATCATTCGGAATACCGACTTCCATTTTCGAAGCTACAAATGGTGAGATTATAGATTACCATCAAAGTGAAGAATCTCACATTCTTCATTCGGAATTTTTAATCAACATTTTAAATCAAAAATAATTTGGAAAATAAAAAAATATAACATATATTTGTTCTATGAGTGAAAATGTAGATAATTTATCGAAGTATGGGCAGAGCTATCAAACTAAGGTAGTTGCAAACTTAGTGGTTGATAGACCATTTTTAGAACAGGTATCTGATATATTGGAAACAAAATATTTTGAAGCAGATACAAATAAATGGATTGTTGATTTAACAAAAAGGTATTTTCACAAATATAAAAATACTCCTACTACCGACTATTTTAAAACCGAAGTTCAAAAGATTTCCGACAATACCCTACAACAAAATGTATTGGGGCAATTGAAAGCTGTATATCAAAATACACAGCATACTGATAAAGAATGGGTTAAATCTGAATTTGTTACATTTTGTAAAAATCAAAATTTTAAAAATGTAATTCTTAACTCAGTTGAATTGCTTAAAAGTGGGCAGTTTGATAAGATTGAAAAAATGGTTAGGGATGCTGTAAAGGTTGGACAGACGGCTGATTTAGGGTTGGATTATAAAGAAGATATTGAAGTTCGTTTCGAAGAAGTTAATCGTAGAACGGTTGCAACGAATTGGGATGTGATCGATGAATTGATGGATGGTGGATTAGGGCCAGGTGAATTGGGAGTTATTGTTGCACCATCGGGAATTGGAAAGACTTGGGTTCTATCTGCATTAGGAGCGGCGGCAGTTAAAGCCGGAAAAAATGTATTGCATTATACATTAGAGCTCACACAAAATTATGTAGGGCAGAGATATGATACTATCTTTACCTCAATTCCATCATCTGATTTAAAGGAAAATAAAGATGAGATTAAGGAAAAGGTAAGTAGATTAAGAGGTGGATTGATGATTAAATATTATCCACCAAAAGGTATTACTGCTAACACCATCGCTGCACATATTGATATGGTTAGGCAAACTAAGTTCCAGCCCGATTTAATTATCATCGACTATGCAGATTTATTAGTATCTACCAGTTCTAAGAATAATTCTGATTACGCGGAGCAGGGTGGTATCTATATTGATTTAAGAGCAATGAGTGGCGAGTACCAAATACCAATTTGGACAGCATCCCAAACAAATAGAAGTGCAATTGATTCAGAAGTTATTCAGGCTGATAAGATTGCAGATTCTTACGCTAAAGTAATGAATGCAGATTTTATTATATCAGTAAGTAGAAAAGATGCTGATAAATTAAATAATACTGCAAGATTCCACGTAATGAAAAATAGATTTGGACAAGATGGTTTAACTTTTCCTGCAAAAATGGATACTAATAAAGGTATGATTGAGGTATATGCAAACAATTCACCAAATGGAATCATAGCTACTAAGGAAGCTAAGAATGGAGAACTTTTACAAAAACAACTGCTACATAAAAAATATGTAGATAATATGGGATAAGTTATGAAATTATTATTAGGAGATTGTTTAAATAAACTAAAAGAATTAGAAGATAATTCTATTGACTCAATCGTTACAGACCCACCTTATGGACTCTCCTTTTTGGGTAAAGATTGGGACAAGGTAAAGGCAACTAGAGAAACCCAATCACAAGTAGTTAAAGGTTTAGGGGCCGGTATGAAAATGACCACTCTTGCCGATAACATTGAGTTTGAGAAATGGGTTACCGAGTGGTCTATGGAATGTATGAGAGTTCTAAAACCAGGTGGGTATATGTTAGCATTTGGTGGAAGTAGAATGTATCACCGATTGGCAAGTGGAGTTGAAAATGCTGGGTTTGAGATTAGAGACCAACTGATGTGGGTATATGGTAGTGGGTTTCCTAAATCAAGAGATATCGGTAAAGATATTGAAAAGATTAAAGTTGGTGGTATAAAAAACTTAAAACAGATTGGTACAAAGCAAGGAATTAAAGTAGAAACTGGTACACAAGGTTTTTCATACAATAAAGAATATGTGGCAGGAATTTCTATGGGTGGAAAACAAATATCAGGTGATATACCTGTATATGAAATAACAAACGAATGGGGAGGTTGGGGAACTGCTCTTAAACCTGCACATGAACCTATTGTAATGGCAAGAAAACCATTGAGTGAAAAAACGGTAGGCAATAATGTATTAGAGTGGGGTACGGGTGGAATAAACATAGATGATAGTAGAATAGAAACTACTGATACTCTTGATAGATTTCCAGCAAACATAATCTTTGATGAAGAAGCTGGAAAAATGTTGGATGAACAATATGAAGATGTATCTCGTTTCTTCTATTGCCCTAAATCATCTAAGAAAGATAGAAACGAAGGAATTGATAACAATCATCCAACCGTTAAACCTACTGATTTGATGTTATACCTAATTCGCTTAGTGACACCAAAAGGTGGAGTAACTCTTGACCCCTTTATGGGTTCGGGTTCTACTGGAAAAGCTGCAGTTAGAGGTGGATTTGACTTTATTGGTATTGAGAGAGATAATGAATATTTCCGAATCGCTGAAAATAGAATAAACTATGAGGTCAATAATCCATATAAAGAAGAAAAAGATAAAAAAGTAGAAGTGAAAGCCGAAATGGCAGAGAAAGTAAATAAGTTTTTTAGTTAGTTAAACATTTTTAAAATTTAGTATGAAAAATAAAATGGAATTGGTGGATGAGATATGTGCTGGAATGTCAATATTAGATTACTTTGATGATGCAATTATCGGATACGATGTTGATACTAAAAAAGTAATTTATGATTATAATCTAATGCTTAAAGTTTTAACTGAAAATCATAAAATTGAAGTAGATGATGCGATTGATTATTTATCATATAATGTAATGGGATTGAAAATTAAAAATGATGATGGAGATGATATTACTCCTATTATTATAAGCAAATTTGAAGATGAATTAAATGATAAACTATAACACTTTTTCAAAGTTTATAGAGTGGGATGAATTGGATTTGGAATATGAAAGAGTAACCCAAAATATTAAGGAGATAGAAGATGTTCCATCTGCCTTAGATACTATATTTAAGTATCATCGAAAAAACGGGTTTCCACACTATCAATCTAACATCGATGATAAGATTAGTGATATGAAATCACTTTCAGAATTTGATGAATCGGCTATATTCAAAGATGGTTATATTGATCAGACAATGCATTGTTTAGGATTAGCATGGAGTTATTTTCCTCATTGGGTAGATGTTCAATGTGGTAATAGTAAAATGAGGCCAATTGATTATTGGAACAATGATGACAAGCTAAAAGAAATTATACGAAAGACATGGAATTGGCATCTTAAACATAGTGATGGTAAATTTACATTAAATCGTTTAAGACAAAATTTCAAAATATACGGAGGTAATCAAACCGTTAGTAATTTTAGACCATCCGCTGCTAAGTATATTTACAATACTTTTGGCGGAGAAACGGTATGGGATATGAGTTGTGGATGGGGAGGTAGATTGATTGGATTTTTGACAAGTAATTGTAAAACATATATAGGAACTGATCCTAGCAGTAAAACCTATGAAGGATTAGGTAAATTAAATAAAGACTTAAACTTTTATGGTAAAAATGTTATACTTCACGAATTAGGCTCTGAAGTATTTGTACCGGAAAAAGAAACAATAGATTTGTGTTTTACATCACCTCCGTATTTTGATACCGAAAAATATAGTGATGAGGATACTCAATCATATAAAAAATACCCAACACCTCATTTATGGGTAGAGGGGTTTTTAAGACAAACTATGGCAAATTGTCATATTGGATTAAAAAAAGATGGGAGAATGTTATTAAATATAGCAAATACTCCTAAACACAAAGATATAGAAAGTGAAACAATTAGGGTAGCAGATGAAGTTGGGTTTGTATTGAAAAATACTATAAAATTAGCACTATCATCTATCGCAGGAAAGGGTATTAAATATGAACCAATATTCATTTTTGAGAAAAAAAACTAAAGAAAAATTGATGGAAAAATTTTCTAAAGAACCTAAAATTTTTTACGGTATATATCCTATTTATTCTTACACTTAACAAAAGAAATCGTTTTAGAAATGAGCAAATTATTTACCGAAAGAATACCATTTAAACCATTTGAATATCCAGAATATTATACCGAAGGGTGGTTAAAGCAGATGCAAGCCTTTTGGTTGCATACTGAAATACCAATGCAGATGGATGTTAAAGATTGGAATGAAAACTTAACAAAAGAAGAAAAACATTTAGTTGGTAATATCCTTTTAGGATTTGCTCAAACGGAATGTGCAGTATCGGATTATTGGACTGGAATGGTTACTAAATGGTTTCCGAAGCATGAAATTCGTCAGATGGCAATGGCATTTGGTTCACAAGAAACAATCCATTCAGTAGCATATTCTTATCTTAATGAAACATTAGGGTTAGATGATTTCGAAGGTTTCTTACATGATGAAGCAATGAAAGAAAGGTTTGAGTTATTGACAAATACTACTGCGGATTGGTCTCCATCAGATTTAAAAAAGAACAAAAAAGCAAGAATAGAAGTTGGTAGAAGTCTCGCAATCTTTTCGGCATTTGCAGAAGGTGTAGCACTTTATTCATCATTTGCAGTTCTTTATAGTTTCCAAATGAGAAACCTATTAAAAGGTATTGGACAGCAAATGAAATGGAGTGTTAGAGATGAATCACTGCACTCAAAAATGGGTTGCCAATTATTCCGTCACATGTGTTCGGAATATCCTGAATTGTTAGAAGAAGCTAAAGAAGATATTTATAAAGCTGCAAAACTTATCATAGAGCTGGAACATAAATTTATTGATAAGATTTTTGAAATGGGTGATTTGGAGAATCTTAAAGCAGGGGATTTAAAAGAATTTATTACAAAAAGAGTAAACGAAAAATTGGCAGAGCTGGGATATAATCCTATTGCAGGAGGAGATGATTACTTTGAATATAATGATAAAAAAGCATCGCAGTTAGATTGGTTTTATCATTTGACTGGCGGTGTTACTCATACCGATTTCTTTGCTATCAGACCTACTGATTATAGCAAAGCAGGTGAAGGTGAGAATTGGGACGATATATTTTAATAAAAAAGAATTTATAGAATTATGAAAAACTACGGCGAAGAATTTGGCTGGGAAGTAGATGTTGATTTCCCGTCTTGGGGAAACAATGAGATATATGTGAAAACTATATCAAAAACTTATTTACAACCAGGTGAGAAACCAAAGGATGCTTATTGGAGAGTTGCAACTGCAGTTGCAAAAAGATTAGATAAACCACAATTGGCTACTAAATTCTTTGATTACATTTGGAAGGGATGGTTGTGTTTGGCAACTCCAGTACTATCAAATACTGGCACCGATAGAGGATTGCCTATATCTTGTTTTGGTATAGATGTAGGTGATAGTATCTTTGAAATTGGTTCAAAGAACTTAGAGTTGATGTTATTAGCAAAGCATGGAGGTGGTGTTGGTATTGGATTAAATATGATTAGACCAGCTGGTAGTAAGATTACCGGTAATGGAACATCTGATGGTATTATTCCATTTGCTAAAATTTATGATTCAACTATTCTTGCTACAAATCAAGGAAGTGTTCGTAGAGGAGCCGCATCGGTGAACATCAAAATTGAACATAAGGATTTTGATGATTTCTTAGAAATTAGAGAACCAAAAGGTGATGTGAATAGACAATCACTTAACTTACATCAATGTGTTGTAGTTAGTGATAAGTTTATGAAAAAATTAGAAGAAGGGGATGCTGAGGCGAGAAGAAAGTGGGGTAAATTACTCCAAAAGAGAAAAGCAACTGGTGAACCATATATTATGTACAAAGGTAATGTTAATAAACAAAACCCTGAAATGTACAAAAAGAATGGATTGAAAGTTCACATGACTAACATTTGTTCTGAAATTGTTCTACATACTGATGAACAACATTCATTTGTTTGTTGCCTTTCATCGTTGAACTTAGCAAAATATGACGAGTGGAAAGATACTGATTTAGTTTATACATCTACTATCTTCTTAGATGGTGTTTTGGAAGAGTTTATCCAAAGAGCTAAGAATATGAAAGGATTTGAAAACTCAGTTCGTTCTGCGGAAAGAGGAAGAGCATTGGGATTGGGTGTATTAGGATGGCACACCTACTTACAACAAAAAGGATTGCCATTTGAAGGTTTACAAGCTCAATTTGAAACCCGTAAGATTTTCTCTCAAATGAAGATTGAATCTGAAAGAGCAAGTAGAGATTTGGCAGCAGAATATGGAGAACCATTATGGTGTAGAGAAAGTGGATTTAGAAACACTCACTTAAGAGCAGTAGCACCTACCGTATCAAACTCTAAATTAAGTGGAAACGTAAGTAGTGGCATTGAGCCGTGGGCAGCGAATGTATTTACTGAGCAAACATCTAAAGGTACATTCATTAGAAAAAATCCTGAATTAGAAAGAGTATTTAGAAAAATTGGTAAAAACAATAAAGAAGTTTGGGATCAAATTTTAGCTGATGGCGGTTCGGTACAAGGATTGGATTTCTTAGATGAGTGGTGTTTTGTTGATGGTAAATTAGTTGAATGCAAAGAAGTAGAAGGTGAGGTAAAGCATAAATGTAATTCAGTTAAAGATGTATTCAAAACATTCAAAGAAATTAACCAATTGGATTTAGTAAGACAGGCTGGTGTAAGACAACAATATATAGACCAGGCAGTTTCTTTAAACTTAGCATTCCCCGCAACCGCAGAACCAAAGTGGATTAATCAAGTTCATTTAGAAGCGTGGAAGCAAGGTGTTAAAACACTTTACTATATGAGAACTGAATCAGTATTGAGAGGTGATATCGCGGCAAAGGCTATGGATCCAGAATGTGTAAGTTGTGAAGGTTAAAAAATAAATAAAAGAAAAGAATATGATTACTGTAAAAAAATTTAGTGCAAGTTGGTGTGGCCCTTGCAAAGCGTTAAAACCAATTTTTGAAGAAGTTAAAGGTGGATATTCAAATGTAAAGTTTGAAGAGGTAGATGTTGATGAACAATTTGAATTAGCTTCTCAATACGGAGTTCGTTCAGTACCAACTGTGGTGATTGAAAAAAATGGAGTTGAGGTTAGTAGATTTACTGGTCTACAATCAAAATTAGCATATACTAATGCAATTAATGAAAATCTCTAATATAGTTGGAGATTTCAAAAATTCTTATTATATTTGCTAATTAAAAGTTACGATGTATCAAAATATATATTATCAGAGAAATACAAATACTATCCATATATGGGATGATGTAAAGGGATACTTTACAATGCCATATCAAAGATACGCATTTAAACCTGCGGTAAATGGTGAATGGACTTCCATCTATGGCGATAAATTAACAAAAGTATTTAAGTACGAAAAAGATGATTCATCGTTATTTGAATCGGATGTACCTGAAATTACCAGAGTATTAGTAGATTTATATACTAATTCAGATTTACCATCAGATGGGCATAAGATACTTACTTTTGACATTGAGGTTGAAATGAATTCTGGTCTGCCTGATACTGAAAAGGCGGAAAACGAAATAACATCAATTGCTGTACATGATTCGGTAGAAGATTATTACTATGTGTTAATCTTAGATAAGAATCGAACAATCCAACCATCAAAATCTGGAAATAGATTAGTAGCTCCATTCGATACTGAAAAGGAGATGCTTAGTAAATTTTTAGATATATACGAATCAATATCCCCTACAATCATAACAGGGTGGAACATAGATTTTTTTGACGTTCCGTATCTATTTAATCGCTTGAAAAATCTTTTGGGTGAAAGGCAAGCAAAAAGATTATCTCCTATTAGAGAGGTATTCTTTTCACCTTATAGAAAAAAATGGTTTATCGGGGGAGTATCTGCTTTAGATTATTTAGTTCTTTACAAAGAATACAATTATACTGAATTAGATAATTACCGATTAGATACCGTTGCTAAAATAGAATTAGGTAGAGGTAAAGTTGAATACACTGGAAACTTAGATGAATTATTTGAGAAGGATAAAGAAAAATTTATTGAGTATAACTTAGAAGACGTTCGATTGATTGTAGATATGGATAAGAAACTACAATTTATTGATTTATGTAGAGGTATCGCTCACGCCGGCCATGTTGCTTATGAAGATGTATTTTTTACATCTAGACCATTAGAAGGAGCATTGTTATGTTTCTTGCGCCAGAGAGGATTAGTAGCACCCAATAAAATGAAGAAAGAGGATTCTGATAGAATGATTGATTCTATGAGAGAAACTGGTGGAATTGATGAAAGTGCAAAAGATGAAAAATTTATTGGAGCGTATGTAAAAGACCCGATTGTTGGTAAATATGATTGGGTATATGACTTGGATTTAACATCCCTATATCCCTCTATTATTATGACGTTAAATATATCACCTGAAACTAAAATGGGTAAGGTTGATAATTGGGATATACAAAGATATTTAAAGGGATTGGATGATTTCTATTCAATACAAGGAAAACAAATTTCAAAAGAAAAGTTTAAAGACTTTCTTAAAGATAGTGGATATTCAATTGCTTCAAATGGTGTAATTTATAGAAACGATAAAATAGGATGTATTCCTGCTATATTAGATGAATGGTTTCAAAAAAGGGTAGAGTTCCGAAAATTAGAAAAACAATTTGGTGAAGCTGGTGATAAAGAAAAATATGCATTTTATAAGAAAAGACAATTGGTTCAAAAAATCTTATTGAACTCTCTTTATGGAGTATTGGGATTACCTTCATTCCGTTTCTATGATATTGATAATGCTGAAGCAGTAACGATTACCGGTCAAACTGTAATTAAATCTACTGCAGATATGACTAATATAAAGTACAATAAGGAGTTGGGTACACAAAATGCGGATTACAACATCTATATTGATACTGATTCAGTATTCTTTTCAGCAGTACCACTTTTAGATCATAGGCATCCAAATTGGAAACAAATGAGTGATGCGGAAGTTGCTAAATTAGTAGATGGAATTGCTGGAGAAACACAAGATTATCTTAACAACTTCTACAACATGTTATCTGAAAAAATGATAAATGTTCCAAAGGATAAACATCGTTTTCAGATTAAAAAAGAATTTGTTGCTAGAGCTGGATTATGGATTGCTAAAAAGAGATACGCACAGTGGATTATTGCTGAAAATGGTGTACCGGTAGATAGATTAGATGTGAAAGGTTTAGATGTGGTTCGTTCTTCGTTTCCTCAATCATTTAAAGATTTTATGAAACAAACTCTTATTGATATTCTAAGAGGAGAAACAAAAGAGACAATGGATGAAAAGATTATCAATTTTAAAGGTTCACTTCCATTAGTAAAGCCATACAATATCGCAAAAAGTAGTTCAGTAAAAGAACTTTCAAAATATACTCCCGCAAAAGGCGCAATGTTCCAATTCCTTAAAGGAACTCCAGCGCATGTTAAAGCTGCTTGGACTTACAATCAATTGTTAAAGCACTTTAACTGTGGGTTTAAATACTCACCTATGAGGAATGGTGATAAAATGAAATGGGTATATCTTAAACAAAATCCATTAGGATTGGATACAATTGCATTTAAGGGTGCAGATGACCCAGAAGAGATAGAATCATTTATTAAAAATTACATTGATTACGATAAGATTTTTGAAAGCGAGATGCAGAATAAGTTAGAAGATTTTTATAGAGCATTAAGTTGGGGAAATCTTCAATTAAAAATTACGAAATCAGATAAATTTTTCTCCTTTTAATTTGGAAAATCGAAATAAAACACATATATTTACAAAAATAAAAAATAAAAATTAAAACAAAAATTATGGACAAAAATCGTTTAAGCCGCTTTATCTCAAAGTATAATTTGGCAGGTTTGGTTGAATCAGTTTCTTGGAAAGCAGAAAACAAAACATTAACAACCCGTTTTATCTCCGATGATAAAACTGTATTGGGTTCAGTTAGTGTAGTTGATTTTGATTTTGAAGATTCTACTGTTGGTGTTTACAATACAAACACTTTGAAAAGTTTATTGGGTGTATTGGGAAATGATGTAAATATTTCTCTAAAAAAAGTTGATGAAAAGCCAATTTCATTATCTTTAACATCTGATTCTACAACTGTACAATATCAATTGGCAGATTTAGCCGTTATTCCAAATGTGCCAGATTTGAAACAATTACCTGAATTCGGTATCAGTATTGATATGGATGGTAATTTTATTGAAAAGTTCATCAAAGCTAAATCAGCATTGAGTGATATCGATAACTTTACTGTTTTGACCGAAAAAGGTAAATTAAAAATTGTTATTGGTTATTCTAATATCAACACTAATAGAGTTGAGTTGGTAGTTAATGATAGTTTTGATGGAGAAGTAAAACCAATTTCTTTCTCAGCAAAATATTTCAAAGAGATTCTTTCTGCTAACAAAGAAGCTAACAAAGCAACTTTGAAAGTATCAAAAGAAGGATTAGCAAATGTAGATTTTTCAGTTGATGGATTTACTTCATCTTATTTCTTAGTAGAAGTACAATTATCATAATATTAAACAATTCAAAGTATGAGTTTTTTTGAACAACAAGAAGAACAAGTTCACTCACTTTGGGTTGAGAAATATAGGCCTACAAAATTAGATGATTATGTAGGTAATGAAAATCTCAAAGCAAAAGTAAAGGGGTATATCGAAAGCGGTGATATACCTCACTTACTTTTCTTCGGTAAAGCGGGGACAGGCAAAACAACTCTCGCCAAACTAATTGTAAAGAACATTGAATGTGATGTAATGATTATCAATGCATCCGATGAAAACAATGTTGATACCGTTCGTAATAAAGTAAAAAACTTTGCGAGTGGAGTAGGGTTTAAACCATATAAGGTTATTATCTTAGATGAGTTTGATTATATGACACCAAACGCACAGGCATTGTTAAGAAACTTAATGGAAACATTTAGTAAACATTGCCGCTTTATTTTGACGTGTAATTACATAGAGAAAATTATTCTCCCAATCCAAAGTCGTTGTCAATCGTTTCAAATTGTTCCACCAACTAAAAAGGATGTAGCAGTTCAAATTGCATCTATCTTAAAGAAAGAAGATATACAATTTAATCCCGCTGATTTAGTTCCAATAGTGGATGGATATTATCCTGATATTCGTAAGATTATTAACACTACACAATTGGCGTGTGTTAATGGTGTATTGAAAACCGAAAGTGCTACAATTGTAGATTCTGATTTTAGATTAAAATTAGTTGAAATACTAAAATCAAAAGATGAAGTTAGGAATAAGTTTATGACAATAAGACAATTGGTAGCGGATAATCGTATTTCAGATTTCACCGATGTTTACTCATTTTTATATGATAAATTAGATGATTACGCAAAAGGTAATACTGCAAATGTTATTATTGCATTAGCTGAGGGCACTTCAAAAGATGCTTTAGTAGTAGATAAAGAAATTACATTTATGGCTACTATCATTTCAGTAATACAACTTATTAAATAGTGCATCAATTTTTAATTTACTTATTTATAGTTATTTCTCAACTCGCGCTAGCGGTATTTAAAGTTTTAGAAATAAAATGGGTAGTTGAAAACGATATTACAAAATCAGTTATTCTATTTAATATTCAAATACTTTTGTGGATTTCTTCCACCGCTTGGTCAGTAGATAGTTTTTTAAAAGGAGATTGGATTACAATTGTTTTATTTCTTTTATCTGGCTCAATCGGTAAGATTATAATCTTAAAGTATTATAAGAAAAAAGAAAAATACTAATGTGCGGAATAATAGGAGGAAATTGGTTTAAATCGGATGAACAAACTAATACTCATTTACAAAAAATAATTCATAGAGGAAGAGATGCATCTAAAATAGCAAAAATAGAAAATGTTTTTTTAGGGCATAATCGTCTTTCAATTCAGGATTTATCTTCAACTGCAAATCAACCAATGTGGAATGAGGATAAGACAGTTTGTATTGTATATAACGGTGAACTTTGGGATAGTATTGAAACAAAGGAATTAAAATCATCTTTAAAAACAAAGTTCAAAACAAAATCCGATACTGAAATAATCTTAAATGCTTATTGTGAATTAGGAACTAAATCATTTGAATTATTAGATGGTATGTTTTCTTTTGCAATCGTTGATACAAAACTTAATAAAGTATTTGTAGTTAGAGATTATGTAGGTGAACTTCCACTGTGGTATGCTATTGATAATGATGGTAAGTTAGTATTTTGTTCAGAAAAGAAAGGCCTTCCACTTAGTGATTTATATGAAACTCAGGTTAAGGCAATTTATCCAGGTACTTATTTGGAATACAATTACAAAACATTAGAACACTCAACACAAACTTATTACACACTTCCAACTCAAATTATTAACGATGATAGAGAAACAATTGTTAAGAATATCAGAGTAATGTTAGAAGAAGCTGTAAAAGTAAAAATGGTTTCGGATGTTCCTATTTGTACAATCCTTAGTGGAGGTATTGATTCGGTAATTACAACTTATATTCTTTCACGTATCAAACCAGATATTGAGGCATTTGTAGTTTCAATGGGTGATGGTGATACGAAGAATGATGATATAAAATACGCAAGAATTGCTGCAAAAGAATTCGGAGTTAAGTTGCACGAAATTATACTAACTGAAAAAGATGTTGAAGATGCGATTGAAGAAACACTTTATGTTATTGAGCAAAGTAGATGGCAGAATGTAGGTTCAGCAATTGCACAGATAGCCCTTTCAAAGAAGATAAATGAATTAGGTTTCAAAGTTGTGTTTAGTGGTGATCTATCGGATGAAATTTGGGGAAGTTATGGACATATTCAGGCGTTTCATTGGAGACCTGAGGATTATGATAAGGCTAGGCGAAAGTTAGTCGAAGATGTTCACAAAACAAACTTCTTAACTACAAACCAATCTATTATGTGGGGTGGTACGGTAGAAGTTCGTACTCCATATAGTTGGAGACCGTTTGTAGAATACACACTTAATATTCCACCGCTATATCAAAAGGAAAATGGGCACATGAAACCTCTATTAAGAGCGGCATTCAAAGGTGAAATTTCCGATGAACTTTTGTATAGACCTAAAGTTTATTTTGCTAAAGGTTGTAGAACAGGTGATATGATGGAACATCGAAAAGACATTTTGAAATCTCAATTAAAATCCTTATATTCGTATAAGAATGATATTTTACTTAATAAATTTTTCTCAATAAATGGTTAGAATACTTAATATACAAAATGATGGGGATGAAATGGAAGCAGCCATCAGAGAAGCAATGGAAATAATTGATTTATATCCAAAAGTATTTCCTCATTTAGCGGGGCAAGGATTTAAATTAAAAAAGTATTTTAGTAAACCAAATGGTGGAGTTGTATTGCAGGATGGTGTAGTTATAACCTTTGAGAAAAGTAAAAGTAATTCTAAAATTGCAAGAAAGACATTTGCTAGAAAGAAGAAGGGTGATATGATAATTCATCAGATTGCATCAAAAGAAAGGAATGGTTCAGCACAAAAAGTTTTTAACCAGTTTGTTGAGTATTGTAAATCAAAACAATGTGAGAATATTATTTTATCGGTTAGAACTGCAAATGAAACCGCTAGAAAATTTTACGAAAGAAATGGGTTTCAATTAGTAGATGAAAATAGTGAAATGTGGCATGGTAAAAAAGAAGGATTTATATCAGGCTCAATTTATAAACTAAGATTACCGGCTGATAAAAATATTGAAACTATCACCGACAATAAAAAATATAACTTTATAAGAAATGTATTTAGATTATTTCGATAAATTTAAGGGAATGACTCCCTACCTCCATATCGGTAAAGAAGAATGGACTTATATAAAAAATACATTCGAACTTAATGACGTAAAAGAATCATTAGCTGATGTTCTTATGGAGTATCCAATTCCTTATGCAGATATTTCTGAAGCAGAGGCATTGGATGCATATAAAAAACTAAAAGGAACTTGGTGGGCTGATATTCTTAAAGAAGGAGAGTGGTTTCCGAGAAAAGCATCTGAAAGCAGATACCCATTGACATTCAGAGGTAAACAGCAATACTTTAGTAGAAACAATGTAGGTAATGAATCATCTAACTTTTTCCAACAAGCAAATCGATGGAGTGTAGATGGAACGGTTTCTCCTGGCCCAAAAAGAACTTGGGAAACGAGAGAGTTTATGGTTTCACTTATGGGTGGGCTATATACTCTTAAATTTGATGAGATAGATAGAAATTCTTTAAGAACTTGTTTAGGTTTAAGAAAATACATTTGTGCACAATTCAAACCTAATGTAGCAAAGGCATTATATGATTACCTTAAAGTGGAGAATGTATTAGATTTCTCAGCAGGGTGGGGAGACCGTTTAGCGGGATTCTATGCGAGTGAAGGTGGAAAACATTATGTAGGTGTAGACCCGAGAAAAGAAAATCACCCAATATATCGACAACAGGCAGATTGGTATGAAAAACACCGAACATTTTTTGAAGTAGAAAAGAGAGCAGATTTTCATTGTTCACCTGCTGAAGATTTAGATTTTTCACAATATACTGACCATTTTGATATTGTATTCACTTCACCTCCTTATTTCAATGTAGAAAGATATTCATACGATGATACTCAAAGTTGGGTAAGATATAAATCAATCGATGCGTGGAATGAGATGTTCTTACACAAAGTAATTCATAACCTATGGCCTACAATTCGTAAGGGTGGTTATTTGGCAGTAAACATTGCAGATGTTTATGCTAAATCAAATGATAGAGAAAAAGGTTATGTTGAGATTACAAATCCAATGAATGATTATATTCAAACATTAGGCGCGGAATATGAAGGTTGCTTAGGAATGGAAATGGCAAAGAGACCAGGTTCAGCAGGAGCAGGGGCAATTATTGAAGGTGATGAAGATAGATACACCGAAGAGGCATTAGAAAAAGCAAAAGAAGCAGAAGGTAAAAGATTTTGTGAACCTATTTGGATATGGAGAAAACTATAAAAGAATACTTTAGTAAGTTTTATAATATGAAACCATACCTCACTATTGATGAGGAGGAATGGGCATATATTTTAAAAACTTACGATAAAGAAGAAATTATAGAAACCCTTTCGGAAGTCTGTCATACATATCCATTACCTATACCGGTTTATACTAATGAAGAGGTATTAGAAGATTATAAAAAATTAAAAGGAACTTGGTGGCCTGATATGTTGATTGAAGGTAATTGGTTTCCTCGCAATGGTAGAGAGAGTAAATACCCACTTACATTTGATGGTAAGTTTATGTATTTCAAAAAGTATACCGTTGGTAATAAAGCATCCAATAAATTCCACGTAGAGAACCGATATAAAGTTGATTGGGTAAGAGGCCCATCCGGTTGGAGAACGTGGCAGACAGTTGAAGGAATAAAGACAATTGTAAGAGCATTCTTTACATTAGATAAAGTTTTAACTGATGTAAACATCAACACCTTAAAGATGGCGATGAATTTGAGAAAATATGTAGCATCTCAATTCAAACCAAACGTTGCAAAAGCAATTTACGATTATTTTAAATCAGAATACATTTTAGATTTTTCGGCAGGATGGGGTGATAGATTTGCTGGATTTTATGCGGGTGATAATACGAAACATTATGTTGGTATAGACCCGAATTTAAATAATCATCAAAACTATCTTTTACAAGAAGAATATTATAAAACTAATCAAACATTTTTTGAAAGTGAGAAAAGAGCTACATTTATCCCACAACCGGCGGAAGATGTAGATTATTCGGAGTATGAAAATTACTTTGATACAATCTTTACATCACCACCTTACTTCAATACTGAAAGGTATTCAGACCACGATACTCAATCATATCTGAGATATAAGAAAATAGATGATTGGAATACTAATTTTTTACATAAGGCATTAGAGAAAATGATTCCGACTTTGAAGAAGGGTGGAATCTTAGCCGTAAACATTTCAGATGTATTTTCTGCACCTGATGGTGGGTATGTAGATATAACCAACGCTATGAACGATTTCCTCCATTCTAAGGGGTTAAAATATAGAGGGTGTATTGGTATGGAAATGACGAAAAGACCCAACAGTGGAGGTGCTGGAACTGCCGTAAGTGATTATTATTCAGATGATTCAAAGAAGCAAGCGGAAGAAGGAAAAAATCAAGCATTTGGAGAACCAATATGGATATGGGAAAAATAGATAAAGTTATATTATGGGGCTGTTCTATCAGTTATGGATTAAATGCTGATAAAGATAAAATCTATGGACAAAGAATTGCAGATTGGTTAGGTGTTCCTCTAATTAACCTATCCATATCAGGAGCAGGAAATATAGTAGGGAGTAATATTATCCTAAACAAACCAATTGAATTTTTTAAAAACGCTTTGGTTTTATTTCAAACTACATATTTTGAAAGACAAATTGATAAAGAAATAATACCAAATCCTTTCTATGGAAATAGATTTTATAAAGAAGTGAATTCTAATAGTTTTAGCGTTGATGACTTTAGAAATGAATATTCATTAAAAGAAGATATATTGAGAATCGATGAATGGGTTGGCTATTGGACGGAATATGAAAATTTTTATAATCGTAAATATTGGAAATATAAACCGGAATTTGACCGCATTAAGTGGGTTCAATATTTAAAAGAATTATTCAAACAAAATAGCTATTCAATTTATTTAGTCCACAAATGGTTTCAGGAAAATGAAATCGAACATTTATTTTTTGATATACCAATTCCTATTATGGGATATAAATTAAATTATAAAGACCATCAGGTTCAGAATGTCACCTTTTTTGCTAAATCTATGATAAAATTTTTGACAGCAGAAAGTGATATAAAAAATTGTTTCTATGATACATTTAAGGATGAAAATTTCTTTTTCATAGATGAAATAGATGAAAAAAATAAAATTACGGATATTCTCATTGAACCACTTTATACTGGAAATGACACAACTATTTGGAAAGAATTTTTAATGCCAGATAGACCATACGGAACACCTGACCCATGTCATCCGAATGAAAATGGGCACGCGAAAATATTTGAAATACTTAAAAGGTATATTACCAAAACATTAATTTAAAACAAAAACTATGGCACAAATTTTAGGAAACCAACCTCAACAACCGAGATTAGATTGGTCACAAGCACAGGATTTTAATTGTTCACATTGTGGAGGAGAGTATTTTATCCCAGCAGTTATCATTAAGAAATTTTCAAAATTAGTAACTGGGACACCAAAAGATGCAGTTATACCGGTTGATATATTATTATGTGGAAATTGCGGAAAACCAGTTGATGAATTAATCCCTGCTGAAATTAGAAAGGCAAAGCAAGATAAAGAAGAAGTTAAGACTCCGCCTCCACAAGAAAACCAAAGTAATTTAACATTAGAATTATAGTAGATTATGAAAGTATTATTTGTTTGTGCATTAAAAGAAGAATCAGATGGATATGATACTTTATTTGATTATCCAATTATCCACACTGGTGTAGGGAAGATAAATGCGGGATACAAAACTGCAATGGGCATTCTAAAACATCAACCTGATTTAGTATGTAATTTTGGAAGCTGTGGTAGTTTCACAATGGATAAAGGAATGTTATTAAAAGTAAAGGATGTCTATAATGGAGATATGGATGCTGAACCATTAGTACCATATTCTATTACACCTTTTGATACCGATGGTGATTACTTAGAGATTGAAAATGAAGGAGTTAGCTGCTTCACCACCGAAACCTTTATTACGAAGGAAAAAGTGAAAAACTTTCCCCTTCAAAAGTTGGAATTGTTAAATAAATGTAGTATATTTGAAATGGAACTTTATTCAGTTACGAGAGTGTGTAAAGAGTTTAGGATACCTATCATTTCTTACAAATGGGTAAGTGATGATGGTGGGTTAGAGGATTGGCAGAACAATTGTAGAATAGGGTATTCCCAATTTAAATTAGAATTTTATAACAAATATATTGCTGGATAATGGCTAAAACGCTTTTCGATCATCTTAACGCTATAACAAAAGATCAAGATCCTAATTACTTTGATAAGCTATCCGAAGAAGATTTAAAGACTTGGAGCAATTATATGATTCATCGATTTCTTTCTATGAATTATGATTTTGTTGAAACAATTGCTCAGTTCCAACCATTGACACAAACGATGGAGCCTAAACTTTACTATCTTTTTATGATAGGAGTTTTACCAAAGGGTAAGCAATATCTTCGTTATATTAAAGGTAAAAGCGAGGAAACTGCTAATGAAAAATTAGTAGAATTAATTATGATAGAATATAGTTGTTCAAAAAATACAGCTATTGATTATTATAATATACTCACTCATATTAAAGAGGGTGAGGAGTACTTCTCTTATTTGAAAACAAAATATGGTGAAGTGGAAAAGGAAAAGAAATCTTCTAAAACAAAAACCAAAAAGAAATAATGGCAAGAGTATCTTTTTCTCAATATTCAATGTGGACATCTTGCCCTCAACA